CTATCAAGACAGCGGCCCAAACACCCTACGCAAACACAGTTTTCAAGATGCAGTATTTGTCCCCGACGTCATGCGCGGGGTCACGGTAGCAAGCGAGGACGCGGGTAACGCAGTTTTCCAAAGCCTAGACGGGTCGATCAAGGTGGCACTGTGGCCGGATCGACTCAAACTCGCGGCCGGGGAGCTGTCGGTCACTATCGGGCCGACGGGTATTGATGTAGTGGGCGATGTGACTTTTCACGACTCCGTCACTATGCTACAAACCGTCGACGTGTCCGGCGGCCTTACTGCCGGCGGCGACCTCGACGTCACGGGGCACTCTACGCTTACCGGGGGCGCCGAAATCGGCGGCATTGAATTTGGTACGCACAAACACTCGGGCGTAACGCCCGGCGGTAGCGACACGGGGGGGCCTGTATGAGCGTGGTAATTTCCGTTGACGCGAAAAACGATTTGTACATCGGGGCTTCTGGATCGCTCGCCCTATCTTCTGGGCTTGCCGCGGTCATGCAAGCCTGCCAACAAGCGGCGCAAACGCAGCTGGGCGAAATGATTTACGCAACGGATCAAGGGCTCCCCAATTTTGCGGCGGTGTGGAACGGCGCGCCTAACCTCGCACAGTTTGAAGCGTACCTGCGCCGCATGTTGGGGCAAGTTGACGGAGTGACCGCGGTTATTGACGCAACGGTGTCAGTAGCTAACAACGTACTGAGCTACACCGCTACCATCCAAACAATCTACGGGCGAGGGGTCATAAATGGCTGACTATCAATACCTAACCGATACCGGGCTAATCGTCGCGGACACGGCGGGTTTACAAGCGGAGGTTGAGGCGGAGTACAAAGCGGTATTCGGGCAGGACTTAGTAGTCACGCCTAACACTCCGCAAGGCGTGCTTATCACTGCGGAGGTCACGGCGAGGGCGAATGTGGTGCGCAACAACGCGGCCCTGGCAAACCAGATTAACCCCAACTTAGCGGGCGGTGTCTTTTTAGATGCGATTTGGGCGTTGACCGGAGGTCAGCGGATCGCAGCAACTTCGTCAGTCATACCCGACGTGAGCCTGTTGGGCCTCGCGGGTACGCTCATACCTGTAGGTTCGCAGGCCTCTTTGGCCGACGGTACTCTTTTTGCCAGCGTGTCCGACGTCACTCTCGACGGCGACGGTGAGGGCAGCGTAGATTTTCAGGCGGTCGATACCGGCCCGATTGCGGCAGAGGTGGGTACGCTCACGCAAATAGTGACCTCAGTGCTAGGGTGGGACTCGGTTACTAACCCCACGGCCGCAGCATTAGGGCGCAGCGAAGAATCCGACATCGCCTCACGCGCGCGGCGCAAAGTGACCCTTGGCTTACAAGGCGAGGGGCTGGCCGTAGCGATCACGTCGGCGCTGTACGACACACTAAACGTCCGCAGCTTGACGTTTAGGGAAAACATCGAGGACACCACGCAAGTCATTGACGGCGTGACGATGGTCGCGCACTCTATTTTTGCGTGCGTTGACGGGGGCACCGACCTTGACGTCGCAACGACGCTGCTCGCAAAAAAGAACGGCGGTTGCGCGTGGAACGGCAGCACTTCGGTCGACGTGGTCGAGCCTGCGAGCGGGCAAACCTACACCGTCCTCTTTGAGCGCCCGACCGAAGTGCCGGTGCAGACCCGCGTGACCGTCCGCAATCAAAGCTCCCTGGTTAACGTTGAGGCGGCGGTGCGTCAATCGGTCATGGATTACGCCGAGGGACTGATAGAGGGCGAGCCGGGGCTAGTCGTCGGCGCAAGCGTGTCGCCCTTTGAAATTGCGGGTGCGGTGAACCAACAAAACCCCGGCATCTATGTACAAAAGTGCGAGGTGTCACTGCTATCGCCGACGTCATGGACGACCGACGAAATTGAAATTTCAATTACCGAAATTGCCACGCTGGCCCTGGGCAATATCATTGTGGTGGTGCTGTGAGCACAATTCAGCCGTTCGATTTTTCCGTGAACTTGCTAAGCGCTTTGCTTTGGCAGTACAACGACGCGCTGCGTCTTCAGGGGCTGTTAGAGCAAAAGCAGACTTGGTATAACACAAATCAAACCGCATTTTGGGGCGATTGGACGACCGATGTTTTTGACCTGCACACGTCCAGCAGCTTTGGGTGCTCTGTCTGGGCGGTCATCTTAGACCTGCCGCTATTTTTGACAGCAGGCGAAGACCCCCCGGGTTTCGTGTACTGGGGCTTTGCCTTGGACGACGAAAATTTTGATAACGGGAACTTTTCGAACGCAGGTGGCGCGGGCCTAACCCTCGAGCAAAAGCGCACCATCTTACAGCTTCGGTATTTTCAGCTCACCACGCGGGGCGCGGTACCTGAAATAAATGCTTTTTTAGCATACCTTTTTGGCGATCAAGGGCGCGCGTATGTAGTGGACTCCCTTACAATGAGCCTGTTATACGTGTTCGAGTTTGACCTGCCTTTCGAGCTGCAAACGATCCTGACTCAGTATGACCTTTTGCCGCGTCCGGCAGGCGTGGGCGTGGGGTACACGATAGTTGTGCCCGAGGGCGTGTGGGGCTTTGCCTTGGACGACGAAAATTTTGATAACGGGAGCTTTGATGCTTAAGTTTTTCCGGCTGCCTTTCGCAGTCAGCGGCGATAAAACCGCGATACCCGACGCCGCGGACCCGAGCGGCAACGTGAGTTACACGCAGGGCTTTACCGCGGCGTACAGCCTACTAAAGACCGACCCGCTATCCAAACGCGTGCCGCGCCTACAAACCAACGAGGTGTTTTTTGACGTTACCAACGCCATAGCCGAGCTACAAAGCCAAGGCGTCCCGGATTACATTACTACTGTGCTAAACGGTGGCACGGCGTACAGCTACGATATTAACGCAGTCGTGCGGTACGACGACGACCTGTATTTATCACTCGCCAACTCCAATACTGCCGATCCCACGGACGGCACAAAGTGGGCGTTACTGCCCACCGCTGCGCGGCTGCAACACGCTACGGCGACCTCGGCAGTAGCGGCCGGTACGGCCGACGCACTAACGGCGACCTTCGTCCCCGCGATTACCGCGCTACCGTCAGCGCCAGGCACTCTTAGCGTGCTAGTGCGGGCGGGGTCGGCTAACGCTACGACTACGCCTACCTTCAGTGCTAGCGGCCTAACTGCAAAAATCATCGTCAAAGGTAATAACGTCGCGCTCGCCGCGGGCGACATCGCGGGCGCAGGGCACTGGCTAGCGCTTGACTACGACGCGACGCTAGATCGTTGGGTGCTGCAAAATCCCGCGACCGGCGTTACCACCACGGCGTCGCCGGGTCGGCTGCTAAGCGTGAGCGTCATTACCGCTAGTGGGACTTGGACTCGCCCGGCGGGATGCAACACCGCGGTGGTCGAAGTACAGGCCCCTGGAGGCGGCAGCGGCGGCACGTCGACTACCGGCGGGGGGCAATACTCGCTCGGCGGCCCCGGGGGCGCGGGCGGCTACTCTCGCAAGTTAGTCACAACGCCGGGGGCGACGGAGACTGTCACCATCGGCGCCGCCGGGGCCGCCGGCGCAGTGGGGTCTAACGGGGGTACCGGAGGCACGACCAGTTTCGGGGCGCATGCTTCGGCTACCGGAGGCACCGGCGGTGGTAGCGCGGGGGCAAACAGCGCGGCCCAAATAATCGGGGGCGGTACCGGCGGCGCTGGCAGCGGCGGGGACATAAACACTGTGGGCGGTAGCCGAGGGCCCTCGCTTGCAATACCGGCGAGTGCGGTATACACGGGGTTAGAGGGCGCAAACGCAGTGTTGGGTGGCGGCGGCCAGTATGGCGTTGACGCCACTCCTCCCGTTGTCGGAGGCTACGGCGGAGGCGCGGGGGGTCAAGTACTCCGCGCGAGTTTATCGGGGCTTGTCGGGCGCGCGGGGGCTCCGGGAGTTGTCATTGTTTGGGAGTACTCATAATGTGGGCGTTGATTATTAACGGTGCGGTCGCGGAGTTGACCGACATCGACCCGGCGGGGCGGTTTGTAGACACGTTAGAGTGGGTAGAGTGCCCGCCAGACGCGGAGGTAGGGCATCAGTACCTCGAGGGCGTATTTTCGCCGCCGGCGCCCCCGATAGACGCGCGGACTTATGCAGACAAGCGCCGCCCTGAATATCCTCCGGCCGCCGACTATCTAGACGGCATCGTAAAAGGCGATGAGGCCCAAGTGCAAGCGTACATAGACGCCTGTTTATCTGTAAAAGCGAGGTATCCGAAATCATGAGTAACGCGCAGTCATCGTCGATCCGCACAACTGCCTCCGGGTCTTTGCCGGAAGGCTTTGTAATGGCCACAATTTATAACGAGGGCCCGGGCGATGGCACCGTGGATGGTACGCTATTGCCCGCTCTTAGCGGGCGGAATTGGCCGTATGCCGGCGGCGTACGGTACCAAGGCCTAGGTTACGATCCCGACGGCAACACCTTTGTCGTAACGCTGGTGACAGAGTGATGATAGAAGGGCTCTACTTTGTCACCCCCACCGGCAGCGGCCCCACTACGCCCGCCACCCAGATTCAGGTGCCTTTTAGTTTTGATGACGCGTCGCCCCGGAACATCCGCGTAATGGGCGCAGGCGCGGTCGTCTATCAAGTCTTGCTCTGCGTCACTACTGCCTTTGACGGTACCGGGGCGTCGTTAACTGTTGGCGATGCGGGGCAAGCGGATCGCCTCATGTCTGCGGCGCAAAATGACCCGTACACAGTCGGCAATAACGAGGCCAACCCCGCGCACGAGTACGTGCTATCTACGCAAGTCACCCTCACCCTTACGCCGGGCACCGCGACGCAGGGCGCAGGTGTGCTCGTTTTGCTTTTCAAACCCTAACTAACGTCTACACAAAATGGGCAAATTAGCCGACTTACTGGGGACCTCTTTGTCCTTTTTCCGAATCGGAAAAGCGGGCCCACAGCTCAAAAATAGCAGCGGCGCGGTGGCAATCCGCACTACCGACGATAGTGCGGATGCGCCCATTACTGCAAGCGCGGCGACGCTAAGCGGGTTGACCGCGTCCCGTCTATTGGCATCGGACGGCGGCAAAGTGGTAACGTCGCTAAGCACGACGATCTACCCGTCACTCACTGAGGTATCTTACGTTAAGGGCGTTACCTCCGCTCTGCAAACGCAGCTCGACGCCAAGGCTCCGACCGCAAGCCCCGCTTTTACGGGCGTGCCCGAGGGGCCTACGGCAGCGCTTAATACCAACACAACTCAACTCGCGACCACGGCTTTTGCGGTCGCTCAAGTTAATAGCGCGGTCGTGGGGCTATGGGACGATCGCGGCAACTACGACGCGTCGGGCAATGTGTTCCCCAGCGGCGGGGGGTCGGGTACGGCTGGCGCCATTAACAAAGGCGACATCTGGACTATCAGCGTGGTCGGTACGTTGGGCGGGGTGCTTGTTGCGTTGGGTGACACTGTACGAGCGTTAATCGACACCCCCGGGCAAACTGCGGCGAATTGGGCGTTGGCTCAAAACGCGGTCGGGTACATGCCAGAAAACGCTGCAAACAAATCTACTGACGGGACTTTTGCGTCTAATAGCGATACGCTCTACCCGTCCCAAAAAGCCGCGAAAACCTACGCCGACACCAAGCAGCCGCTGGATGCCACGCTAACAGCGCTGGCGGCCCTGGCTACCGGCGCAAATCAGCTCGCGTACTCTACAGGCACCGATACTTTTGCGCAAACGTCTTTTACCGCCGCGGGACGCACACTTGTCGGCGGCGCGAATGCGGCGGCACAGCGCACATCACTAGGGCTGGGCACTCTGGCTACGCAGGACGGCACCTTTAGCGGCACGTCCAGCGGCACAAATACCGGCGATCAAACGTCGGTATCAGGCAATGCGGGCACCGCTACAGCTTTGCAAACCGCGCGGACTATTGGCGGCGTGCCTTTTGACGGTACGGGCAACATCACAGTATCCGCCGCAACGGGCGGTTTTACGGTGTCGGGCGGCAATTTAGTAGTAGATACAACTACTCTAGTAGTTGACGCCACAAGTGACCGCGTGGGGGTTGGCACCGCAACCCCTGTTGCTCCGCTAAGCATGGGCGGGTCGTCGGCGGGGCGCCAAATCACCGTGCGCGACTATGGCGTGAGCAATGACCACCAGTACGAAGGACTGGGGCGGGACACTAATCAGCTCATAAACCAGGTCAGCGGGGCGACCGTCGACACTATTTGGCGGTACGGTACTAGTAGCTCTGCCTCGACGGAAGGTATGCGACTCTACGGCGGCGGCGGTCTTACTGTGGGCGCAGCGCCCACGGGCGGCAATAAAGGCGCGGGCACCATAAACCTTTCTGGCGACGTTTACAAAAACAACCAGGCCTACATAAACCCGGACTACGTGCTCGAAATGTGGCAAACCGGGAAAATCGTCAGGTTTAAAGACAATCCAGGGGCCAAAGACTATAAACTTCTGAGCCTCGACAAAACTGAAAAAATTATGAGGGAAACTCTGCGCTTGCCGAGAATGCCGGATAGCCCGCTCGGGTCGTTTGCCCGCGGAGACTTTTTACTAGAAAAATTGGAAGAGGCATTTATTCATTTAGTTGAACTTAATAAAAAATTAGAAAAATTAACTAATGGAACTAAATGACTCAGAATTTTTGGTCGTTAAAGAACTGATAAAAAAGCATCGGGACGAACTGACTGTACTAGAGTCGGACAAATCACGCATCAGTAGGTTTTTGTCATACACAAAGATCATAGCGGGGGTATCCGCGTCTATCAGCAGCATTATTTTTGCAATCAAATTTATCTCGGGAATCAAATGAACCACAAGCAACTGAGTAACTGGATATGCTTTGCCTCCCTGATTGTGGTTTTTATCGCCGGCGGCTTAGGGTATTTGTTAAAAGATGAAGTCGTAGACCAAATTTACGACGCCAAAGTCTTAGAGTCCGACGCTAAAGCGGGGCGGGAAATACACGTTGAAATCAGCCTGCTGCGTAAATACCCCAAAGATTGTCGAGTGTCCGGGGCCTGGAATTTTGTTAAGTCGGACGGAGCGTGGGCCAAGGGGGGCCCCGTATTTGTGCTTGACGTTTCGCCCGAAGCCGTGGCTTTGGCTGACAAGCTAACGCCCGGAAAATTTCGGTTTAGCTTCGCGGCCCCCGAGGACGCCGGCGCGGGGCAGAGCTTTTTGGTCGGTGACGCGTACTACACGTGCCCGAGCCTCAACCCCGTAACCCTTCTTGCGCCGGGGCGGCTCCCCGTAATTATCCCAATACTGATAGCGGCATGAAACTAGCGCTAATACCCGAGTGGCGGAAATGGTGGCGCATGCACAGCCAGCAGGCATTTATCGCGCTCGGCGCTTTTAACGCCGCCTGGGCTACGGGGTACCGTTTTGGGCTCACAGAGGAGCAGGGCGCGGCTATCACTGCGGGTATCGCCGCCCTCGGATTTTGTCTGCGCCTACGGCAGCAGTCATGACGCCTGCGCAATTGGCCCTGTGCACGGGGTGCCCTCGCGAGGATTTGGCGGGGTATTGGCTACCCCCAATAATCCAAGCCATGCGCGAATTCGGGGTAGATACGCCTTGCCGGAAAGCAGCTTTTTTAGCTCAAGTGGGGCATGAATCCGGGTACCTACGGTTTGTAGAGGAGCTTTGGGGCCCGACCCCCGCTCAAAAAGCGTACGAGGGCCGCACAAGCTTAGGCAACTATGAGCCGGGCGATGGCTATAAATTTCGAGGTCGCGGGCTAATACAGATAACCGGCCGCGGGAATTACACCGAAGTTGGCAAGGCGCTGGGCCTAGATCTTGTGCGATGCCCGTCGTTATTAGCCGAGCCCCTGGCCGCGGCTCGTAGCGCCGGGTGGTTCTGGCGGCAACACGGACTCAATAAATACGCAGATCGCTCGGATTTTGAGGGCCTCACACGCAAAATTAATGGGGGCCTTAATGGCTACATAGACCGCTGCGCGCTGTGGGTAACGGCGCAAGAGGTATTAGGATGCTCGACGTAGCCCGTTTGGGGGCGCCTGCCTTAGTCGTAGCTGCATTTTTCGGTGGCTGGACGGTTAACGGCTGGCGGCTAGACGCTCGTGGGGCGGACGCAGCACAGGCAGCCACAGTGGCGCTACAGACTTCGGTGCGCCAACGCGAGGCCTTGGCCTTAAAATTGTCCCAAGCTAACGACGCCGCGCTCAGCGAGCTACAAGGAGCCCAAAGTGAAACGAACAAATTGCGTGATTGTCTGCGCGCTGGCACTTGCGGGCTGCGCGTCGCAGCCCAGTGCCCCGAGGCTACCGCCGCCAGTGCCGGCCTGGATATTGGAGCCGCCGCCGAACTTACGCCAAATGCTGGACGAGCTTATTTTGCCCTACGGGACGGGATCGACCGGGCTAGCTCCCAGCTCTCCGCCTGCCAAGCCCTGATCCGACCCTTAGTCGATGAGGCGCACTAAACCGCGCCGGCGGCTTGCCGCCACCCACCCGCCGCCCGCCCGCCCGTCACGGCGAAACCCCAGCTTGCCCGCGGCGCGGGTGATCAAGGCATCTAACTCTGCGCGATTGTCCGCGCTGCCGAGCGGGGCCGGGGCGTAGCTCAATAGCGCGGGCCCTCCGCACAACGCCGCTACGGATACTGCAGCGCGTCCGTTTGATGCCCCTGCCACTTTTTTATTAGCGTACTCACTAAGCTATCTATGCCCCGCAGCCCCACAAAGGGCAACGCGGCGCTAAGGCTCACCACCACGAGCGCGCCCGACGACTTTGCGGCGCTCTATCGATACAACTTGCGCGATATTGACGCGGAGGCGGAGGCGTCCTCAAAGTGCCCCGACCTCCAGGGTGAGGAGCTGGACTTTTGGCTACTGGACCAACTCATAAACCGGCGGGGCGTACAAATAGACGTGGAGTCCCTGCGCGCTTGCGCGGCGTTAGTCGATCAGTGCTTAGAGCAATACAACGCCGAGCTGCACACGCTCACCGGCGGCACCGTTGAGCGCGCGAGTCAGCTCGAGCGGCTCAAGGGCTGGCTAGGCGGCCACGGGGTGCAGGTGCGCGAGGGGGCGGGAGCCCTGGACTCCGACGCTATCCAGGGGCTACTTGACAAAATACCGGAGGCAAAAACCGAGGCGCGTCGTGCGCTACAAATTCGGCAAGCGGTGGGCAGCGCAAGCGTCAAAAAGGTCTTTGCCATGCTCAATCAGCTAACGCCAGAGGGGCGCCTGCATGACCTATACAACTATCACGGGGCGCGCACGGGGCGGCCCACTGGCGAGGGGCCGCAGCCAACAAATCTACCCAAGGCGGGCCCGAAGCTATTGAGCTGCGGTCACGGGCATTTTTCCCCTGCTACCGCCGGAAAGTGCGTTTTTTGTAAAGTACCTTTTGCGCCAAACACCCGCCCGGTAGAGTGGGGGCCTAACGAAATAGAGGTGGTACTGTCCGGCATCAGGCAGGGCCCCCTAAAGGCAATCGAAGAGCATTTTGGGGATGCGATGTTGTGCGTGTCGGGATGCCTGCGCGGGCTCTTTGTGGCTAGCCCGGGCTGCGTGCTAATAGCGAGTGACTTTAGCGCTATCGAGGGGGTAGTGCTAGCGTGTCTGGCGGGCGAGCAATGGCGCGTCGATATGTTTGCAACGCACGGCAAGGCATATGAGTTGAGTGCCTCCAAAATTACAGGCATACCCTTTGCGGAAGTCATGGCGCATGCGGGTTACGACGATGTGACTTCGCCCCGGTGGTGGACACGCAAAGCGCGGGACGGGGCGCACCACCCTATCCGCCAAACTATCGGCAAAGTCGCGGAGCTGGCCAGCGGGTTTGGCGGGTGGATCAACGCGTGGCAGCGGTTCGGCGCCGACGCCTTTATGAGCGAGCACGAAATAAAAAAATCCATTTTGGCGTGGCGCGCAGCAAGCCCCGCAATTGTGGAGTTTTGGGGTGGCCAAGAGCGTCGCGAAGGCTGGTCACGGGTGCCGGAGTTTTTTGGACTAGAAGGCGCCGCAGTGTGCGCGGTGATGCACCCGCACCAGCAGTTCCGCGTTTTGCGACAGGATGGCAGCGACACTTCAGTCAGCTATCAAAGCGACGGGAGCGCGCTCTATTGCACACTGCCTTCGGGGCGCGTACTCACCTACCGCAACCCTAGACTAGAGCCCAACACGCGGGGCTTTGGGGGGCAGTGGTCACTTAGCTTTGAGGGGTACAACACCAACCCCCAGCAAGGCGCGGTCGGCTGGGTGCGCATCGACACCTACTCCGGCAAGCTGTGCGAAAACGTCGTACAGGCAGTCGCGCGTGATATACAAAGGCACGCGATGTTGGCCGTAGAGCGTGCCGGGTACCCGATAGTGCTGCACACGTACGATGAGATTGTGAGCGATGTACCTTTTGATCGTAACGGCACCGTCGCAGAGTTCGAGCAGCTCATGAGCACAATGCCATCCTGGGCTATGTACAGATGCGTCCCCTGGCCCGTCCGCGCGGCAGGAGGGTGGTCAGGGCACCGCTACCGCAAAGCGTAATTAGCGGCCCCGTCGCACAATTACAAACTATTACTCGTTAGCCCCGTGACTTCTGTATTACGTAGTACATAATACGGTCATCGCAAAGCAATAACGCAAGCGAGCAACTGAGGAGCAAAAAATGATCACAACAAAAGGCGCCGACACCATCACTACTCTATCCAACGGCAAGCATCGGGCGCACCGACTTGGCCTCTATTGGGTGGGGGACTACAGCGCGCACGGAATTGCCGAAAGAGCGATACGGATCGCAAGCAGCCCCAACGCGCCGAGCGACCATCGGGGGGTGTACGACGGGGGCGTCCGTACCTCTGAGCCCGTACGGACGCAGCACCTCAAAGCCACGGTGCATGCAGTTTTTGGGGATCAGCCGCTCAGCGAGGACACGGTGAGGCGCACGATTTTGGCAGGGGAGCCCTGCAAATTAGTAGGTGGATGGCCCGTCGCACAATTACAAACTATTACTCGGTAGCTCCGTCATTTCTGTATTACGTAGTACATAATACCGTCATCGCAAGCAACCTAGGAGCAGATCATGAATAAATACTTACTTACCCACGTGGCCACGGAAATCGGGCATGGCGTAAAAATAGAGCGCTATGTAGACACTCAGGGACGCAAAGGGTGTCTAGTGATACATACGTCAACTTGGGGCGATGGGTCAGTGCATGAAAATTTTTACAAACCGCAAAACCTTGATCGGGACGAGCCGATACGCACTCGTGCGCTAGCGTTAAAAATTCTTAGTCAAGAGATGTCCAAAAATTAACCGAGGAGCAAATCATGAAAACCGTAATAAACAAAATTATCGCGATCCGCGAATATATTTGGGAGCGCAGCTGGACTTACCACGTCACACACAATATTGATTGGGGCGACAAGTGAAACTCTTTGCCATGTATTTGTTGGTGTTGACCACGGGGTTGATACTTTCTTTGATTTTCCAAGGAGCTTAAAAATGACACCAAAAACTTTAAACGTCGATGTTGGTCACTGCATCTACCGCTACGCGCGCCGACGGAGGTGGCCCCGGGCGCAGTATTTAATAGCGCTGGCGGCGGCTGCAGCGGTTTGGGCCTGGAGATGGATGTGAAATCGACACATACACCCCCCACCCGCCCACAATCCGTAGAGCCACAATCGTGGCACGGCACTCCTGCTGCACCGCCAAACACCCCCGTTGTCGGCCCGCAGCCTATAGATGCATCTCCGCCGATGTCACCGATTGAGCAGCTACCTCCGACGTACGAGCAAATACTGGCAGCGCGACACCCTGTTATACGGCCACGCGGGACAATGCTGCCTCCGTTAACGCTGAGATAGTTGAAATGATCCACATCAACATCCCAAAAGGACATTACATAGGCCAGGTACGCAAACGTGGCTACAAAACTTGGCGCAGTGTCTCGGGTGAGTGCAAGACAGACACAGCAGCAATGGCCTTGGCAGTATTAGCTATGACAAAAGACGACATACGTGCGCGTGTGTTATTTGTTTTTGATAGTGGTTATTACGGCGACTCAGTGGTTATGGAGTGCCGACGTTAGATTGAAACTTTTTAAGCTGAAAAAAATGGAGAAAAACATGACCTACAGCGAAATAAATCAGGCGATTGCCGCAGCGGAGCGCATTAAAAGTCAGCAGCGCAATAAAGGGTACTCGCAGCAGCACCACAACTACCGAAGGAGCAGGTATGAATGACGTTGAATGCCCGTACTGCGGCGCCGGGCAAGATATTTGCCACGACGATGGCTATGGATACGAGGAAGACAAAACTCACCAGCAAGAATGTACCCAGTGCGAAAAAACGTTTACTTATCAAACAAGCATAAGTTTTTACTACTCAGCAAAAAAGGCGGACTGTTTGAATGGGGCGCTGCACAAATTTGACCGCGAGCATAACTACAGCAATAGGCACACAGTGGCGTATTGCAGAGACTGCGGCCACGAGAGGTATGCCGCAGTCCCACAGACGCAAAATGACGAGGGTTCGAAGTGAAAACATCAGTACCAACTTACGACGCATTACTAGAAGCCAAGGAACGCCAAGTGCGGCTCGGTCTATCCGTTTTTCGGCTCGCAATGCTAAACCCAGATGCATTTGAAGTCGAAAAAGCGGCGTTTGAATCACACATGCGGCAGCAAGCGTACACGATGGCATCAGCAGCGCATCAGGCGATCTACGTCAATGTGATCGTGCGCGACTATATGCGCGACGTGATCCGTCCCAAATACCTTGGGGGGCAACCTCGGCAACAACAAAAGGGGATGGAAAAATGAAATCGATACTCTTGGGGTCCGTAGGCTTTGCCTGGGCCTTGGCGTTATTTTGGATATCGGGGATCGACCTCCTTGACCGAGGATTCTGGGCCGGATGTGCTTTTTTCTATGGGTCACTTGCGGCAGCATTTGCAGTCATCGTTGCCCGGATAGTTCAGGAACAAAAATGAAATCGATTTACGAGAAACTAGCGCAGTTAGCGAGGGCCGGGGAACTTAACGAAGTTGGGTGGTTTGCACTCAATTGCGCAAAATCTGTTGCTCATCTCTCGAAAGACCCCCCGTGTTGCCGAGTCTTTAAGAATAACAGAGCAGTATTTATTAGCGAAGGCGAGCCCAGAAGATATAAATAAAGCGGCGGCGGCTGCTGCTGAGGCTACTGCTGCTGCGGCTGCTGCTGTTGCTGCTGCTGTTGCTGCGGATGCTACTACGGTGTTTGCGGCTGCGGCTGCGGCTGCGGCTGCGGCTGCGGAAGAATTGAGGGAAAAACAGCACGCGGAACTAGATGCATTACTGCAGTAGCAAAAATGAAATCAAGATTACCAAGAAAAGTACGTGCGTTGATAGCGCTCGCAATGATGCCAGTGCTTTACCCAGCGAGCATACTACTCGGAGTGCGAAAAGAGTTTGAGGCGACGGGGGCGAAAATTTTGCGCATTATTCTTGGGAGCTAGAAATGACGCCAAAGACTCTGAAAATTGAACGCGAAAAGTTTGAGGCGTGGTTTCTTAATCACCACTTTAACGAGCGACTTGGAAGGCAGGGCAACGGGGACTGGCAAGCACGCAATGCGTGGGAGATTTGGCAAGCCGCAATTGGAAACCGAGAATGGAAAGGGCTGACAGAAGAAGAGGCAGCCGAATGTCAAGCGACCACCGCCCGAGAAACTTGGGCCCGCATCGAAGCAAAACTCAAGGAGAAAAACAAATGACAAGAGAAAATCATCAATTGCTAAACGGCCAAATACTAAAGAGAGATAACAGTAATTGCACTTTTGAAGTGCAACGCGTGATTAAAACGGAGTCATTGTGGTTGGCCTCCGCTATTTATATAGCGCCGCATTTATCTAAACCAATGAGTATTTTTATTTCAGCTGCACTGGTTATTGCCGCCGCGATATTCACTTTTAAAGATTTAAAACTAAAGGAGAAAAACAAATGACAAAAGAAACAAACATTGAAATCCCAGCAACTCATAAATTGCTTAACAGCAGAATAGTCCAGTCGCAACACGGAACATGGCTGCACGAAGTGCAGTGCGAGAGCCAACACGGCGGTCACTTAACACACCGCGTTGGGCTACACGCAAAAACTACCGAAGACCTGCAAACATATCACGCAACCTTTGCTCAGTTTGAGCAGGGGCGAGGGCGGTCAATTGCCAATTTTGACCAGGTGCTGCACGAATACCGAGCACCTCCGGAAGCAACTGCATTGCGGTCAAAAAACGTTGGGCGTGAAAAATGATCAGGCCAATACTTACGCTATTAACGATGTCTTTGCTTGTTGGGTGCGGTAGTGACGCCACGTCTACAGATCAGTGCCTTCGGCGAGAAATTTTCATGCAATGTTTAACAAAAGTACCTTCCGGACCTGTATCAACAAAATATAACGACTGGAGCGAGGTAGTGGCTGAGTGCGAGTCATCGGCGTATTATCAATCGCTCAGAAGGCGTCAGTTTATAAAGCCAGAGTGTTTGGCAATATGAAAACACTGCCGGTGCTTACGTACGACGAGGCAAAAAGAAGAGCGATTGAGGCCATTAGAAGACAAGAGCAAAACGAACAGCGCGAACGCACGAGCGCCCCAGCGGCGCACACATGCAGTTATTACTGCTTGCGCCCAGAATGCATCAAAGCACAACGTGATGAACTGAGAGACAAGTACGTAATTTGTGGTAACGTTGACCGCCCCGGCAAAGTAGCGGGGGCCATCAGTCCAGCGTAAGCATGCTAATCGCCAGCATGCGCCGGGGGTCTCGAGCCACTCCGGGCCTAAGTACACGGCAGAACTTGCGGGGTAGCGTTGCAGGGCGCTGGATTGATGGCTAACGCCGTGCGAGTATCAGATGTTCGGCGACGTTGTCTATTGCGAGCTGCGCGGCAGCGGCCGCGGCCTCACGTTTGTGCCGGGGGGCTTTAGCTAACAGAGCGCACGTTTGCTGTACATACGCTAGTCGTTTTAGTAACAGGTTGCCCCGCGCCGCTACATCACGCTCCGCGCCGATCAAAGACCGTGCAACCTCCCGTTTAGTTGCTTCCCAGTCCACAGTACTAAAAGTCACCATGGCTCAAACCTCCGCAAGAGCCGCGCGGTGTTGCGCTGCATCATCTTTCGCACCATGCGCTTGCCGATGGCGGTGGGCCCTTGGCGCACGGCGTTAACGTCGCCGAGCAAGATCGCAAGACGGTAGAGCAAATGTCGGATCCGGTTAAACACTTTTAGTCCTCCTTTAAAGCGGGCGCTTTAACAGTCTGCGCTGCGGCGTACGCCCGCGCTGCTTCGGCCCCATTAGTAATCCGCGCAGCTGGGTGTTTCGCTAGGATAAATAGCTGCGGTTTACGTCCGTCCGGCAGCACGGGGTTGTGCACGCGGCCCTCGGGTAGCGCCGGATGCAAGATGTACCCCATGCCCGCCAGCAGCTCCCTGCGCTTAGCGTGGTTGATGCGGTTGCCCAGGCGCAGTGTGTCAACGATAAGTCGATCGAGCTGTATCGACGACACCCACCCCCCACAAAATCCAGGCGTGTCTTGCGCCACCGCCTCCGCGATTTGTTGCTCGACGCTCCCCCGACTCTCAACAATTGCCGCGTCGGTCGAGCTAGTATGGGGCGCACGGTGCATGGCGCCCGCGGGGTTGTACTCGGGGGCTATTGGATAGGTGTGCAGCAACTCGGACACAATAGCCCACCCCCCCTCGTGCTTTAGCCACTGGTACAGTCGTGGGAAGTAGCCGCCGCCCATGCCGCTGCGCGCTAAATCAGCAGCCGTCTGCTGCGCGGTGTAAAAAATGGCAAAGCGGCGCGCGTTGTCCGGGGTCTTGCGTATCGTGTTTTTGTAGTTAGTGTTAATCATCACGTTGCAGCAAATCTGCACGGATGTTTGGTCGACGCCTTTATACTGCACTTGCTTGCCCATGCCCCCGGTGATGATGGTTTTGAGTACCTCCACAACGTCGCTTTGATGCTCCGCGCTGTGTAGCTCCTCGATCGCAATAAAAACGCGGTCGGCCAACCATCCATTAAATGGGCTGTCTAAATCTCGGGCGTCGGGCCAGTGCGTGTACCGCTGACCAACTGCCTCGGCAACGCAGGCGCTAAAGAGCGTCTTACCATTACCCTCAACGCCCTGCAGCACCGGCGCCCAGGGAAATTTGACGCCCTTGTGCTGCACACATGCGGCCATGTACGACAGCAAAATTTGACGGTCGCGGGCGTCCGGTAGCACTAAATCAAGGTGCCGCAAAAATGGCGTAACGTCTCCTACTTTGCGCGCGACCTCCGCGGGCCACCAAGTATTAACGCGCGGACGCCCCGCGTCTTTGCTTATCTCAGCGGGCGGCCGGTCGGGCTTAAAGCACACGGTATCAGCGCGGGGCGCGCGCAACGCTTGCGACTCCGTAAACGCCTCCCAGGCGTTGCGAGTCGTGCGCTCGTTAACGGCGTCCATTGCAAATGTGTAGCCGCCGAAAGCGACCCTAAATTGATCGGGCTTGAGTAGCGCCCCACCGGGTATGAGCACACGGTGACGATCTTGCACGTACACGCAGCCGGCAAAGAGCGCACGCTGGGCGTCAACAGTCAAAAAGGTCTGCCCTACAACGGGCGCTTGGCTGGGTGCCTCGGGGTCGGCAACGGGGGTGCTGGGCGCCTCGGGCTCCCGGTCGGTAAGCACGTCGCCGCCCCGCGCTAGCACGGCTGCGATAGTGCGCGGCAGGTAATCTTCGCGAGCCCACTTGTCTCGGGATAACGCGCTTTGCCGCATCAAGCGCTCGATACGCGCGCCATCGCGTCCGGTCCAAAAGGCGAGGTGCGCCGCTAACGCCGCGTCGACTTCACTTTCGGCGTACAACCGCGACGGGTCCGGGAAGGCTTGCGAGAGTACCTCCGTATTGCACTCCCACAAATCCCGAAACGACGCGCGTGAACCGAAAGCGCTCGCAGCGCTGCGCGACTGGAGCGCCCGGCGTATCAAGTCCGCATCGTCAGTAGGGCCGCGCCACTCAGACACGGGGCCGTCCGCTAGCACACCCGCTACCGAGGTATCGCCCTTGGGCGCAAAATACTGCGCGACTATGCCTGCCATCGCCAACGTGTGGTCGGTGCTGGCGTCGCCTAGCGCCCCGATACCCGTGAGCGCGACAAAGCGCCGCGCGGTATACAGCTCTAAGCCAAGCACCACATTTTTGCAAGCGTGCGGAGGCACGGCGCCCTGCCCAAAGATGTGCATGCCCCGACCGGACTGCGACACCTCCATTGCTGCCCCAGGCAATAGGCTGGCAAGATGCAAAGCGAGCGGTGACCACGCCTGCCCGTCAAAGCAATTGTCGATATCCAAAAACCAAAAAGGGTCACTCTCGCAAAAGCTAAAGGCGACCCCGTGGCCCTCGCCCCAAACCGAGGCAACAGCGCAAGCGTGCTCGGCGGTCGTCCAGTGCTCCGCATCTTGCGCGCTCACGACCTGCCCGCTGTGAGGGCTGACCGGCAGCTTATCCATCTTGCCGGGGCGTGACTTGCTTGAGACTAACCGATAACACAAAAATTGTTTGTACGCCGCAAGCGGGGCAAGCGCGGAGGGTAGGGCCTGCATAAGCTAGAGCGCCGCAACAAAGTCAAGGGCGCGTAAACGTAAGGCCAGCGGCGCGCGCAACGCATGGCGGTCGCGGCTCGCCACTCCCTGGGCGATTACGGGCAAGCACTCGGTGTGTATGGCCTCTCGCATGAGGTCACGGCGCAACTGTGTCATGGTGCCAAAGTAGTAAGGCAGTAGCGACGAGGGCACCCCGGCTTTGTCTGCGATAGCAGTCTGCGTCACTTTGGCGTAGCCGATACGGCACGCAAGCGACAAAGCCGCACGCAAGATGTGCGCGCGGTGAGCCGCGTGGTCTTGTTTATTTTTTAATGGCATAGTTTGACAATCATATCAAAACGCTGGCGGACGTGCTCCAGCTCAATCCACGCGGCGTAGTACTCCGCGAGCGCTTCGTCATGGTGCAAAGCGGCGGCCTCTACTTTTTTCGCGGCCTCAAGTAGTGCAAGCTCGTCGGCGGACAGGCTTGCTAAAAATTTTCGGTGCTCACTCACAGCGTGCCCTCCCCGGTAGCAAAAGCGGCGTCGCCGCCGAGGGAGTTAACCAAGTTCGCCCAGGCCAGCTGCGCTGCCTCGCGCCCGCTGCCGGTGTAGCGCCAGTCAGTGGCCTTGATTTCGCGCGAAACAAATTGGCCGACCAACGTACCCACGTGATGCGGGCCGATAAGGAGCGGGCGGATGCCGATAAGGTCGGCGGACTTGAGCACTGCGTTAAGCGTGGGCGAGTCATTGCCGAGCCCAAAACGTACGACGCGCCCCTGCTCATCTTTTAGCGCCCCTACGTTATTCCGGAAAAGGCGCATGCCCCGCTGGCTGGCTTCCATGCGCACGGTGTTTTGTACCCAGGCCTCGCTTTTGATGATGCGCACTTCTGCCGGCGTGGGGGGCGGCGCCCCAATGCCCAAAGATTGCTGTAGGTCGGTAAGGGCCTCCGCCGATACCCCGTGCCGCTGTGCCCATAAATGCAGTGCGCTCATACCGTCACCCCCGATATCCTGGCGCGGGCGATGCGCACGTAATCTGCATCTTGCTCAAACCCGATAAAGCCAAAGCCCTCGAGCTTGGCCGCTTTGCCCGTGCTGCCGCTGCCGGTAAACGGGTCGAGGATGGTGCCCCCCGGCGGGGTTATCAGTCGGCATAGATATCGCATGAGGTCGGTCGGCTTAACTGTGGGGTGGGTGTTGGCCTGCGAAGGCACGACGCCGCTTAACCCCTCGTCACGATCTTTTTTGCTAGCCTTGGGGCAGTAAAAAAAGCGCGCGGACTCCCCTAGTAACGCGGCCACATCTTCGCTGCCGTCATGCAAAAAGTTAGCGGGCCACCGTCCGCCGGGGTGTGAGCCGCGTGGTGCCGTGCCCCACCCACCTTCATAGCCGGGGCCTGCCTGCGCCCCCGCAGTACACCACACCTCCTCCGTCGGTACCCGGCATCCGTCGATATTGAGCCCCCCGGTACCGTGCGCCCGCACGGTTGCGGCAACGGTACCTGTTAGGGGTTTGCGCGCGAGAGTAAGGGGCTCATGTGCGGGTTTGAGCGCGGTACCCCAGCCTTTGCCGATGTCTAGCGACTTCGGGAACCCCGACCCGAAGACCCACATTAGCGTGTCGCGTATCTCAAACCCCGCCTCCTCGAGCCCACAGGTCATGCGATGGTGCGTGCGCGGAGACGCAAACGATACGACGTGTCCTCCGGGCTTGAGTACGCGCAGGGCCTCTACGGCCCAGTCGCGCGAGAAAAGCTGGAAAGCGCTCATGCCTTTAGGCGTCAGGTCGTACTTGCCCGCCTGCGCTGCGACGGAATTGTGGCCGCCAACAGCCGACGTATGGGGGTCGCGGGAGGGCATCGCGCGTCGCGCAGCGGTGCGGGACTCTATGTCCGCGCCGTCCCATGCGCAGCCTAAAAAGCTAATGCCGTAGGGCGGGTCGGTTACCACGGCATCGATACTGTTTGCATCGAGTAACCGCATCCCCACGAGGCAATCGCTATGTATGACGTGGTGGGTCACCGTACCACCTCGCATTTGATTTTGATTTTGAGCCAGGGGTAAGGGGCGGAGTACCCATACTGCAAGCAGTCTTTATAGACTGCGCCGTTAGCGAGCAACTCGCCTCCGGCCAGCAGCCCATAAACAAAAAGGGCGGTTAAGGCGAGGTCTCGGATTACTATATACATGCTTGGATTACTCCTTGGTTATTTAAAATTTGTTGTACCCGCTCGGTAAGCGCGCACGCGTCGGGGCGTCCCAATGCTTGCGCGCTCAAAATGTCAATCCCAAAAGTGTGATAAAAGGCTCGGTACGCTTGCGAATCGTCGCGCCCTTGGTCGCGCTGCCACCCGGCCCATAGCGCGATGCTCGCGCGGAGTGCCGCCTGCGCTTGCTGACGTGCGTCGTGTTGCTTGCGTGCGCCCGCTGCGGCCACGCCTTCTAAGTGCCCCGGTATGCGTGGGGCTCCGTCAATTGCCGCCACTTTGCCCCGCATCGCTGCGAGCGTCTCGGCGGTTAACTCAAAGAGGTCGCCGTCCACAAACTCAGGCGCGGTACGCGCGGCAGGCTCGGGGTAGTGCCCGCAATAGGGGCACGTCCGGAGCAAGCGGGGGTAGACCGCGAGGCAAGGCACGCCCGTACCGGCCGCGTTGGGGTTAGCGCAAGTGCGCACGGGTACGGCGTCCGACGGCCCACTACTGCGCCGCCCGCGCGCGTC